GTTTGCGATCACCCCCGATAGATTTGGCGGGAGGGACCCGTGAGACCCCTTGCGGCGCAGTCGATCTGGGCGATCCCCTTGATGAGCCCATAACGCTGCTGTGATGGCCACCTACTTGGCGCTGGCGACAGCCCGTTCGAGGCTGGTGCGCAGGTAGCGACCGAAGCGCCGCTCAGCCACCTTGGTGCCGATCTCAACGATGGGGAAGATTGGCCGATAGGTGGCGGAGGGTACGGCAACGAACAGGGGCACGAGGCGGCCCTTGGTGCCGCGCTGGTAGACGCCTGGTGGGCGGCTGCTGCCGTTGGGGGTGCCAACAAACACGCCACCACGCCCCGGCTTGCCGATCTGCGCTGAGATGCGCCTCAGAGCGGCTAGAGAGACGTTCCCCTGTGCGTTGCGCCTCAACACAGCAGGGATGAGCTTGGAGCCCTCAGGGAGGCTCCCAGCGGCCTCTCCGAAGAACTTAGCCTCGAATGGCTTGGTGCCACGTCTGCCGCCTGTGATGTTGGCGCGCAGGTATGGCTCACGCTTGGCTTCAGGGAACACGGTGACCACAAGGCTGCGCTTGTTGGCCTTCTCCACGCGCCATGCGTTCTGGATGAACGGTGTGGGCTTATCGAAGTAGGTGCGTGATGCGCCCTTCAGTGCAGTGCGTGCGTCAAAGCCCACACTGTTGAGCGCCTGCGCAATGGCAAAGGGGAGCTGCTTGGTCATGGTGTCGGTCCACCTGATGGCCTTGGGCAGCTCTGACTTGATGTCGAGGGTGAGGGTTGCCATGCGCCAAGGGTAGGGGCGGCAGCCCGGCCAGGCGAGTGGGAAGTGGTGAGATCGGCCGTCACAGGCGTAACGGTGGCGTAACAAGGACTGTTACATCAAGACCCCTTGCGGCGCAGTCACTCCCGACCCCTTGTAACGTTGTAACGTCTCTTTCTAAAAAGATTTTTATTTATGAGTGAGTGAGAGAGAGTGAGAGAGTGTGTGTGTGTGTGTGTGTGAGAGAGAGAGAGTGTCGGCCAAAAACCGTTACACCGTTACGCTTTTGGCAGACCCCTTGCAGCGCAATGGATCTCAGCCGTAACAGGGCCTGTTTCAGGCCGTTAAAAACGCCGAAATCCGTAACGCAATGGCCCTGGAGATGGCCCCCATACCCCTGAAACGGGTGGCCCCTGCTTTGCTCGCACCTGGCAGGCGACTGAGCACCGTGGCCCAGCTGTGCGACCACGGTGTGTCACGCAAAATGGTGGCGAGAGCCTCTGCGGTGTTGCTCACGAGCAGCTGGTCATCGTCTTTTTCCACACGCAGGCCATGGCGGCCAAGGCTCTCCTGCGCCTGCCTGGTCGTCACGTCGTGATCGGTGAGGTGATGGCAGACGATCTCAACCAGCTCCCCGAGGGTGCGGGTGACGGTCTTCTCGTCGGTTTCGACGCGCACCTGATGCTGAAGGATGCGCTGGATGCAGCGCTGCTCATCGGGCACCTCAGTGGTCTGGCTGTATGGCTCCCAGTCGTTCTGATCGATGAGTGCGCGCGCTTGCTCTGGTGTGGCCACGTCGCCGGACATGAGGGACCATGCGCCGGCCAGCAGGGTGCCGTATTGATCACCTAGGCGTTGGGAGTCGAAGTGCTCAGCTGCGGCCTTTGTGAAGACGCGAATGCTGGCGCGAATGGTTGGGATGAGGCAAACAGTGCGCGCGATGAGGCGGCGTGCGGTGTCGGGTGTGATGTGGCGCTCTAGGTCACGATCGAGCGATTCCCAGTGCTTGATGCGTTCAGACTTGGGCAGTTCGTTGGGTGAGCGAAGGGTGAGCTGAGCAAAGCGTGAGCGGTCGGCGCCTTGCTTGAGAGCTGTGGCGATGGACGACATGAGGAACATCGAGCGGATGTTGAAACGGGTCACATCGCCACCTGGTGAGCCCTTGAGCATGGTTGCGTGAGACTCGCTGGACGCAACACGAGCCAAGGCAAGGATGTTTTGCATCCGCACCTGATCGGCTTTTTCGTTGGATTCGGCCTCATCGAACACGATGGGCAAAGCGTCAGAGCGCAGGGTTTGACGGATGCCGGCCTCTGTGGTGTTGCCGGCCACGATCAGGCCCATGTCACCAAGGAGAACGGCGACATAACGATCCAGGATGGCGGACTTGCCGGAACCTGCAGCTGCAGTGAGCCAGGCATGTGGACGCCATGGCAGGGCACCACAGATCGGGGCGAGGGTGACCCACCCGGCGAGCAGCAGGCCGGAGGCTGGCACCTCCCAGTGGAAGCGTTCGGCCAGCTCACAGATAACTAGCGCCTCGGCATCAGTCAGCGGTTTCGCCTTGCCGGGGCCTTCCAGCTCCGACATGCGCTGGTAGAGGTATTTGGAGTCGAAGGGTTTGAGAACGGGGTGGCGCTTGCCATCGACCACCAGCTCATCGCCTAGGTGCAGGATGGTGCGCTGGTTATCCCACCATGCGCCGCGGCCTCTGATGCGATCGGGGTTGTAGAAGCCACGTTCGGCGTTGATGGCAAAGAGGGTGGCTGCTGCCTGGGTCCAATCAACAGGACTGCGCTGCCCTGGGCACAACTGTGACCAGTATTCAAGGTTGGCAAGTGAGACGAGATTGGTGGAGGTATGTGAGGCGCGGGTGAGGCGCACCACTTGGCCGGTGTTGTGTGGGCGGTAGTAGTAGGCGTCACCATCAAAGCCAAGGCAGGTGAAATGGCCGTTTGCGTCGAGATCGGGTAGGTCTGCCTCAGCGTCGGGCTCGCCTTGCAGCTCCTGCTGTAGGGGCTGCTCTGCATCCAGCTCAAGCGGTTCTGAGATGTTGGATTTGATGTAGGCCGCGGCCTCATCGGTGGTCCAGGTGGCATCAGCAAGATCCCAGCCCTCGGGTGAGCCTGCTGGTGGGGTGACCATCTGCACGCGATCGACAGGGAGGCGGAGCAGCAGCTGCGCGAGGCGATCCATGGCCTGCTGGCCAACGGTGTCGGCATCGGGCCAGAGGATGACGCGCCGGCCCTGCAGGGGTGACCAGTCGGCTTTGTCGATGGCCTTACAGCCTGATGGCCATGTGGTGACGACAGCTTTGGGGTAGAGATTGGCTGCAGCGTCGGCGGCCTTCTCACCTTCAACGATCAGCACAGTGCCAGTGCGTGATCGCAGCTGGTCGAGGTTCAGCAGTGGGCGTGGTGCTGGTGGGGCTTTCCACTCCCATTTGCTGCCGGAGTACCAGAGGGGGCGAATCTTCTTGCCGGGAAAGCGGCAGACGAGAAAGGTGTCGCTGTAGCGCCAGACGTGCTCGGCGCCTTTAGTGGGCGGTTCTGGGCGTTGTGGTGTGACGCCGAGGTGCTGCTCGATGCGCTGGGCAGCTTCTTTGAAGGTCCAGCCCGTGCGGCGTATCAGCAGCTCAATGCCTGAGCCACCACCACCGGATTGTGATGGTCCGCCGCATTGGTTGCAGTACCAAGAGCCGGTGCCGTCTTGATCATCGAAGCGATAGCGATCTTTGCCGCCGCACATGGGGCAGGGCTGATGCTTGTCAGTGAGCTGCTCGCTGGATAGGCCAGCCAAGGCGCCAAGAATCGACGGCCAGTGGCCGTTGGCAAGTTCATAGATGCGGGTCATGAGAAGAGGCCGAGCGTGTACTGCTGAACTGCTTTGCGGTTATCTGCAATCTCCTGTTGGCGTTTAGCGGCAAGCTGCTTTAAGCGCTCGGGCCACAGGTGCGCCTTGCTGGTGACAATGGGGTCGTCAATCCAGCGGCCGCGGATGCTGTCCAACCTGTAGATGTCTTCTTCGCCGGTGTACGCCTGATAGAGCACATCAGCGATGATCAACTGAGCTAGCTCGGCGCGCATCTTGCGCTTAAAGCGGTCTCGCCCACTCATGGTGAGGCTGAGACCACACTGCAAGCTTCGCAGTGCTTGACTGCTTCTTGACCAGCGCGAAGGCGGCAATGCGGACAGTCAGTCATCGGGGCTCCTGCTGCATAGCTGCGGCGATCAGCTGCCGAACAAAGGCCGAGCGGGAGAGGAGAGCGCCGGCCTGCTTATCCAGCCAGGCAATCTGCTCTGTTGGCAGGTCGATGGTGATGGTGCGTCGCGGTGGCCGCTTAGGCTGCATGGGGATCGCTGTGGGATCGCTGGGGAAAGCCTAGCGGTGTTTCGACGACGTGCAAGGCATCAGCCACTGATTTCACCACCCCCGCCACCCCACCAGCCGTGCGCACGGCCTGCAGCCAGTGCTGCTGAGAGGGCGCCAGCCGACCTGTGGGTGTCTTGACCTCAATGCTGGTGAACACAGCGATGCGCTGGCCCACCATCTCTGGGGTCACCACCACGGTGCGCCAGCCGATCAGATCAGCAGAGCCACGGGCAAGGCCAAAGGTGACCAGCCGGCCGGTGCGTGGATCGGGGAGGCTGCCGACCTGATTGCGGAAGAGTCGGGCATCCGGGTGCGTGCCGAGCGCGAGACGGATGCGCTGCTGCAGGTCGGTCTCGGGGTTCGCCACATCAGGCCGATCGGTTGCGCGCATTGTGGACCTTCCACGCCCATGCGGGGCTGTAGCCGCGCTGGCGTGCGATGGCCATGAGCTCGGGGAGTGTACGGGCACGGCGGCGCTCGGCCACACGCTGGCGCACGGCCTCGCGGTGGAGCTCCTTTAGCTCACCGGCCACCTGGCGCAGCTGACGCGCAGGCTGGATCGGCACCGGTGTGCCGCAGCAGGGGCAGGCCGGCTGGGGTGGGAAGGCTGCAAAGCAGACCTGGCAGGTGCGCACGGTGGGGGCTGCTGCACCAGCTGAGCGGCTGCGCTTGAGGCGATCATCCAGCGACCAGTCGCGGTGATCATCGGGGAAACCATGCCGGTGAACGTTGCCAACGTGGTCGAGCACGATCGCAGCATCCTTGCCAGCTGCTGGCCGCAGCACGCGGCCGACCTGCTGCAGGTAGAGCCCGAGTGATTGGGTGGGCCTGAGCAGGATGGCGGCTTCTGCTGCTGGGCAGTCAAAGCCTTCGGAAACGACATCCACGGTGACCAGCACCGAAAGATCACCTGCGGCAAGCTGACGCACCAGCTGGTCGCGCTGATCGGCTGGTGTTGTGCCGAGCAGGGTGGCAGCCCGGACTCCGCTCCGGTTAAACGCAGCAGCAACCGAATCAGCGTGTTGCGTGGAACAGCAAAAGGCGATTGCCCGCTTGTGGTTGCAAAGGCGCTGGTAGTGGCTGATGGCATCACCCGTCACGGTGGGCCGGTCCATGCGCTCGGCGGCCTGCTCTGGGGTGAAGTCACCGCCGCGCGTGCGCAGGCCAGAGAGATCCGCAATAGGCGGAGGTGCGTACAAGCGCGCGGGTGTGAGGAACTGTCCAGCGATCAGCTGTGAGACTGTGGGACCCAGCACCAGCTGGTCGAATACAGAACCGAGGCCGCGGCCGTCTTGGCGCACCGGGGTGGCTGTGACTCCTAGGCGGTAGGCGTTGGGCCATTGGTTCAGTGCTGCCAGCCATGTGCCGGCGACGGCATGGTGCGCTTCGTCAATGACGATCAGATCTGGGGACCATGTGAGCTGCGCGAGGCGGCGCGCAAGCGTTTGCACTGATGCGACCTGAACAGGCGCGTGGCTGGTGTCGAAACCGGCGGCGATGATGCCGTGCGCCACGCCAGCTAGGTCGAGCTTGTGACTGGTCTGCGTGATCAGTTCTCGGCGGTGGACCAAGACGAGACCCGTGCGACCGCGATCCGCGAGGGAGTGAAGGATTTTGGCTATTACACAGGTCTTGCCCATACCCGTTGGGCCGACAAGCAATGGCGCCCGCGCCCCGTCACGAAATGCGCGACGCAGATCGTCTATGGCTTTGCTTTGGTACGGCCGAAGCTCAATAGCCATGCTTGGCCTTTCGAGCTGCACGCATTTCATCGATGTGCATCCGAACGTGATCGGATTGCGTCATGACCTGCAGGTTGCTGGGGTCGTTGTTGTGCTTGTTGCCATCGATGTGATGAACGATTTCGTTGCGCTGCAGCGGCCTTCCCAGCATCTGTTCAGCGATCACGCGATGCTCGTGTCTGCCGTACAGCTTTCGATATGTGGTCGGTTTCACCTCATCGACACGAGCCAGCATTGCGGCCCTGCTGTTCGCACGGCGCTGGACTTCAGGGGTGAGGTAGTTGGGGTCGCCATACCGACGAACGCGCTGGGCGTGCATCCCACACATCCCGCCTGCTCCTTTCTCAATCGTGTTGTTGCATCCCTCGATGCAGCAGGGCTTGGCCACGGGCACGCAATGCGACTTCCCGCAACTGTAGGTGATTGCCGAGAGCTGTTGGCGGTGGGTGGTGAGAATCATGGGACTAGACCTGCGACAGCGGTAGTGGTATCCGAGTTGCGGGCCGAAATGCCAAATGATTTCAAAGAGTTGGGAGGAACTAGCGTGACGATAGCTGAGTTTGCGGTAAGCTCCGTGAGCCCTGATGAAGATGCCCTGGAGAACGCCGAGTACCACCGCCACCATGCGGTGAGCAAAAGCCACCTCGACCAGGTGGCGCGCAGCCCGTTGCACTACTGGGCGCGTTATGTGGATCCGAATCGAATCGAGCCTGAGTCAACGCCGGCAATGCGCCTGGGCACAGCAGTCCACACGTTGACGCTGGAGCAGGACACTTGGGACAGCCGCTACATCACGGCTCCGGCCGTGGATCGTCGCACCAAGGAAGGCAAGGCACGCTGGGCTGAGTTCGAGGCTGAAGCTGGCGGCCGTGAGCTGATCAGTGCGGAGGATCGCGCTGTCGTCAGCCGAATGGCCGAGGCGGTGTGGACGCACGCAGCTGCGGCGCTGCTGCTCAAGCAGCTGCCGGGCAAGGCCGAGACCACATGGATGTGGATCGATGACGCCACAAACCTTGACTGCAAGTGCCGGCCTGACTGGCTGACGGATGACCGCAGCTTGATCATCGACCTGAAGACGACGGAGGATGCGAGTCCTGCTGGGTTCAGGAAGTCGATCGGCAACTGGCGCTACCACGTCCAAGCCAGCTGGTATCTGGACGGCATCGAGCGCGCGACCGGCACACGGCCGGATCAGTTCATCTTCATCTGCGTGGAGAAGAAGCCGCCCTATGCGGTGGCGGTCTATGCGGCTGATGCCGAGATCATCGCGCTCGGTGCGCAGACTGCAGCGCGTGACTTAGAGGTGCTCGCCACCTGCAAGGCCGCCAACAGCTGGCCCGGTTACAGCGAGCAGATCGAGATGATCAGCCTGCCTGCATGGATGCGGCCGCGGCCGGATGGATCCATGCCCACAACACCTACCGAGATCGAGGCGTTCTGACCATGAAAGCATCTTGGGATGTTTTGTCTGATCAGCCATTCCTGATGGATCCAGAGCAGGACATTGGGGCCTTTGTTTCATCACTGGAACACGAGCAACTGCAACGCCGCGAAGATTACGACTGGTTTTTAAGTTCCTCGTATTGGGAGAAGGTGGTCGCCGCTGTTCATCAAAGGGCAAAGCAGCGGTGCGAAAGGTGCGCCGCCACGGATCATTTGCAGGTTCATCATCTTTGGTATCCGCCTCGCGGGACGGAGATGAAACACCTCAATGCCCTCATGCTTGTATGTCAAACCTGCCATCAAGAGTTACACCAATGACCGAATCAACAGCACTGACCACACAACAGCACGGAGGAGTCTTCTCCAGCACTGCTGCATTTGACGAGGCTCAACGCTTTGCCAAAGCTCTCGCCAGCAGCACGCTGATCCCGCAGCAGTTCCAGGGGCAGGCTGGCTATGCCAACTGCCTGGTGGCGTTAAACATCGCGCGCCGCATGAACCTGGACCCGCTGATGGTTGTCCAGAACCTCCATGTCGTTCACGGCCGCCCCAGCTGGTCGAGCCAGTTCATCATTGCCCTGATCAATGGTTGCGGCCGGTTCAGCCCGCTGCGGTATGAGATCAGCGGCAAGGGCGACACGCTGGCCTGCATTGCAGTGGCAACTGAGCTTGCCACCGGCGAAGAGCTGCGCGGCCCTGAGGTGAGCATGGCAATGGCCAAGCGTGAAGGCTGGGCCACCAAGGCCGGCAGCAAGTGGGCGACCATGCCGGAGCTGATGATCCGCTACCGCAGCGCAGCGTTCTGGGGCCGGCTGTATATCCCCGAGCTGCTGGTCGGCATCCAGACGCAGGAGGAGGTGCTCGATGTCGAGCCGGTGACCGTGAGCGAGGCGCCGGCGCCTAAGGCCAGCATCGAGGATCTGAACGAGAAGATCACCAAGAAACCCGAACCCGTGCAGGAGGTAACTACTGATGACGATGAAATCTTCTGAGGCTGGATACCTCCAGCCGCGAGAGCTTGCTGAGCGTTGGCGCGGTGTCGTCACGCTGAGCACGCTCGACAACTGGCGCAGTCAGAACCGCGGGCCAAGGTTCGTGAAGATCGGCGGCCGTGTCTTGTATCCCGTGGCGGAGGTCGAGGCGTATGAGCTTCGGAACCTGCGCGGGATCCCCAACCATCCACCTACCCAACCCAGACCATGACCTTCAAGCTGAACCTGGCGATCTTCAAGTCCACCAAGCCTGATTCAAAAGTGGATTTCAGCGGCCGGATGAACATCAAGCCGGAGGAGCTGGATGCACTGTGTGCGTTCGTGCTGAGCCAGCCGGTGGATCAGTACGGCAGTGTGCAGGTGCCGGTGAGCGGCTGGAAAAAGCAGAGCAGCAATGGCACTGCGTATGTGAGCGCAGTGGCCCAGCCGCCGCGCGACTGGGTGCCGCCTGTGACTGCTCAGAGCGCAGCTGCCAGCCTGGCGCAAGCGACCGATGGCGTGGTGACGGAGATCACTGAGGCGGATCTGTTCTAGGGAAGCCCATCAGCTCGCACTCAAGACGAGCGATCTCGTGAACGGCCTGCTGCAGTAGCTGTTGCTGGTAGCAGGCTTGCTTGAGTAGAGCAGCAGCCATAGCGCCCGCATCCTTGCTGTTGAGCAGGGTGCGGGCTTGTTTTTCGATCTCGAACTGTTGTTCTGGCGATAGCTCGACCGCCATCCACTGACCGAAGTTCACTGTGCCATAGTGGCGGGGTACAGGTTCAGGATACCTATGGAGTGCCCACGCTGCGGTAGCGGTGAGATCAGAGCGATCGCAACGAACGGGAAGCAGCCTGACAAGGTGACCCGTCAGCGGAGGTGCGTGGACTGCCGTCATGTCTGGTACACGGTCGAGCTGCCGGTGAGCTTGGTAGCGATCGGCTGGGCGCGCACGCCGGACACGAATAAGAGCGTGCCCGTTCTGCGGTTGCCTGTTGAGCTGGCGGTCGGCACTAATGCCGTGTGAAGAACTGTCACAGCGGTTGGCAGGGTGACCCGTGGGCGGGGCATACTTAGCTCACGGCCGACGAGGCCACAGCTTCCCGACAGATGACCTTCTCCATCACTGGCACCACCACCAAATACGGCGCCGAGCGCTGGGAGTTCGCACCTCAAAACTCCGACGCCAACGATCCCAAGGCGGTCAAGGTCACTCGTTGGGTGACTGCAGCAAACGGCAGCTGGTACGCCCTATGGCAGGGCTACCACTTCCTCGGCAACGCTCGAATCATGTACCGCGATCGGCTGAGCTGCGGCTGGTCTGCCGCCTGAGCCCTTCGGGGCTCTCCCCTTTCTTCCCTCCAGCCATGATCGCCACCACCCTGCTGCTGATCTGGAAGCTGTTCCTGCCGCTGCTGCTTGTGATCGCAGTGATCGACTGGCTGACCGCCAGCGACGATCGCCGCGTCCGCGTTCTGCACCGCACCGGTCTCAGTCAGCGACAGATCGCCGACCGTCTCAACATCACCCGTTACCGCGTCCGTGTGGCGCTCGCATCATGATCAACCACATCAACAACGCCATCTGCTGCCTGATTGCCGCAAGCGTGTTCGCCATGATCGGCATCGAGTCCGGTGCCCACCACCAGCCCACCCACTCCGGCACGCAGCAGGTGGTGCGGCATGACTGAGCACCCCATAACCCCACCGCCGGAGCTGGTGCGGCAGTGGGAAGTAGACGCCACGACCGGCCGAGAAGCTGCGTCTTCGTGGACTGCGGCTTTTGCTGCTCGCGCCGCCCAATGGGGCGCAGACCAAGAGCTGGAGGCGTGCATCGACTGGATCTCTGTCTGGCACGGACTAGAGCATCCCGAGCTGCTGATTGAGCTACTCCGCGCCGCTCTGGCCCAGCATGAGCCGCCCGTTGATGGGGAGGTGGCTGAGCTGGTGGCGTGGTTGAGAACTAATGCTGACTACTCCTTACAGAAGGCCGCTACTGCGACTTTTAAACGTTTCCATCGCATCGCTGATCTCTTAGAGCGCCTGGCGCAGCCCACGCCGCCAAGCGTGAAGGAGCAGGCGCTAGAGGCGTTAGCTCACATTCTCAATAACAGCTCTACTCAACTTGGTGCAGACACCATCCGTCGCGCACTGGAGCAGCTCGATGACTGACTACAAGTTTGTGCCACTGGACACGCTGGAAAATCGCCTTGGCGATGCTTTGGGCTTGGCAATCAGCATAATCCGCAAGCCTGAGACTATCGACAACAAAGCCATGGCTCAGATTGAAGCACCGTTCAAGGAGTGGTGCGACGGTCTTGTTGACGGAGGACTCCTTGACGACTGAACTTTCACCCGCTGCAAATGCAGTCCTAGATGCCTACATGGATAACTGCGGCTGGCCAGATGGCCCTCTGCAGAGGGATTATCAATGCGTTGCTGCCGTTTTGCGGACTGTTGTGGAGATAGTGGCGTCACCAGAGCAGGTAGATCCTGATAGCCAATGGGATCTTGGTTTTGTTGCTGCGTGCACTGCTATATACGGCGACATCCTCGCCATCGCTGCCGAACTAGAAAACCAATGACTAAACTTTCCCCCGCTGCACAGGCGGTGCTAGATGCCGCATACCGAGAAATGGACTACGCCCCGCGTCGTCACGTTCAGTGGGTCACCGCCGCCGCCCTGCGAGCTGCTGCGGATCAGGTGGTTCCAGTACCACATCTTCCGTATGACTCTTGCTGTGATGTAAGCGCAGCAGCAATACGCGCCGAACTTTTGGCCATTGCCGTCGAGCTTGAAGCCCATGACTGACGCAAACCCACGCGACTTGATCCAGCGGCTGGCTGATGCGCTGCACGATGCCGCCGATGATGTTGAAGGCTGGGGCAATCACGCCTCTAGCTACTTCCAAGAGAAGCACGATCTTTCTGGCAATGTTGCCAGGATCCATGCTCAAGCCGAGGAAGCCCGCGCCGTGCTGGCCCAGCCCAAGCCGCCGAGCTTGAAGGAGCAGGCGTTGGACGAGCTACACCTCAGCCTTGAAAGGTGGTACCTCAAGAAAGAATCCGCCGACATCATTCGCCGCGCACTGGAGCAGCTCGATGACTGAACGCCGCTTCTACTTCCAGATTCGCAGCGCCAATGTGATCGAGTCGATCACAGCGCACACGTTTACCGAAGCTGTCGCCATTGCGGCCGAGTCTTGGCTGCCGTGGTGGCACGAGCTGGAATGGCTCAACCCTGATACCGTCACTGACCCCAACTGCCATGTCTGAAATTGTTGGCGCCATGCTGCCTTGGCAGTGGCGCGAGGAACCAACCACCAGCAAGCACGGCGATGGCATCAGCCGGCCGCGGCCCAAGACACGCACCAAGGAGTTCCGGCTGATCGTTTATCCGCAGGGTGCCCAGCCGATGACGTGGATCACGCGCGCTGAATCGAAAAAGCACGCGATCCGTTATGCACAAGCACGCTGGCCTGGTGCCACGGTGGAGGTGGCGTGATGCCAAGACTTTTGCGCGCTAGCGATCGCATTCGCCTCAAGGTGCCTACCGTTGGTGGCTGGCAAGGCGAGGCAATTGTTCTTGAAGGCCAAGAGAACGTCAATGATCGCTTGATCGTCTTTGACCGCGCCGATGGTTATGGGCAAGGTTTGGCTATGCGTCATGAGGTGAGGCTGTTGCCATGACCGACATCCGTCACCGCATCGAGCAGCTGCTCAGCGACACCAGCGCTTTCTCCGCTGGTCAGACTGAGGAGCGCCGGCGCATCCGCCAGCTGATCGACATCAGAATCGATGAGCTGCACGGCATCACCGGGATCCGCAACCGCCAGCAGCTCTGCGCTGAGCTGCTTCACATCCGCCAACTGCTTGAACCATGAACCCAGTCCAGCTTGACCAGCAACGCGCCGACATGATGGACGCGCTGTACGAACGCAGCGGCCGTACCTGCAGCACCTACACCGGCCTGTGGGAGGAGTTTTGCCGCGACATCGCCGCTAACTTCCGCGACACCAGCTACCCCGAAATGCTTGCTCGTGTTGTGCGAGCCATGGATGCCACTGAGTCGGTGATGACGCAGAAGCAGGCGCAGCAGGCGATCGAGGTGTGCCGCCAACAGCTGCTGGGTGATAAATGGAGGTGATCCCGCGCGGCCGGCCATTTAAGGCTGGCGAGGAGAACATCGCCGCAATCCTGACGCCTGAGCTGGTGCGCAAGCTGCGCCAGCTTCGCACCGAGGGGTGGAGTTACCGCCAGCTGGCGGCTGAGTTTGATGTTGACGAAAAACACGCATGGCGTATCTGCAAACGCATCGCATGGAGTTGGCTCGATGAGTGACCAGATCAACCCGGACCACTACAAGCAAGGCGGCATCGAGTGCATTGATGCGATCGAAGCTGCCCTCACGCCGGAGGAGTTTCGCGGCTACTGCAAGGGCAACATCATCAAGTACACATGGCGCGAGCGCCACAAGGGGGAGGCGGTGTCGCTGGCCAAGGCCGCCTGGTATATCCGCCGTCTGCTCGGCAAACTGGAGCAATGATGCACCTGCCCGGCCTGAACCTGCTTGAGCGCGCTGCGCTGTGGGTGCTGGTGCACAGCCCTCGTACCAGCTTGGTGGTTGTGAAGGAGCTGCACTGGCCGACCGTGTTCGTGGCGGCCAACCCAGCTGATCCGGTAGCGGCACACGTCACCGCTGGTGAGCCTGAGCCGCTGTCGATGCAGTTCGAGCGCATCTTCCATCAACCGAGTTACGGCGAAGACGAATGATCAGTTTGCACGCCGGCCGCCTGCTGCTGGTGTGCAGCCGCTCCGATCGAAACTGGCACGCGCGCATTGTGCTCGGTCCTAAGCCTGAACTGCAGATCGAGATTGATACCGGCACGGTGCAGCTGCAGAAAGCGCTGCTGCGCGCGCAGTCGATCTATCGAGCGGCTGTCACCAGCTTGCGGCCAGCTGGTGGGCCGCCAATGTGTTGGGATTGTCGCTTCTGGGAGATGAACCAGCAGCGCTGCGGGTATGAGTTGCCAGAATCGAAGAGAAGCGGCGGCCGTTTCGCGGCCAGGTGTGATCTGTATGTTCGGGCCTGAAGTGATCAGCCGCACCGAGCGCGATGGCGGCAGCATCGAGACGATCATGCCCGTGAAGGGTGAGGTGTACTACCGCAGCTGCGTGGGTGGCACCTGCCGGTATTCGAGCGACCTGTGGCAGGCCGAGCTGTATCTCAACCACCTGCTCGCCCAGTGATGCTCCACGACGTGCTGATCTTGGCGGTGGAGTATTGGGCGACCTGCCTGATCGCGCTGTGGGTGTGCAGCAGGATCCTGCCGTGATTGGGGTGCCCGGTAGCTGGTCCTCACGCGGTGCCAGCCTTACCGCTGCCGGGCGCAACGTTACCGCCTAGCCCTCGAAAAAGGTCTAGGCCGCAAGATTAGCGCCATCCGCAAGCCACTGCGCGATGGCCCACTCGCCCAGTGCAGACCAGAAGGGCTGCTCCCGATACCAGCTGATCCATTCTTTATGGCCCTTCTGGCTGTTGCAAATCAAACAACAGCTGACCAGGTTTGCGCGCACAGTCAGGCCGCCGTGAACCTTGGGCACCACGTGGTCAAGGGTGGGGCTGCGGCCGAGCGGATCGTTGCAGTAGGCGCAGCGGTAGTTCCATGCGAGGTGGATCTGATCACGCGCCGATCGCCGAGTGACCAGGCGCGTCTCATCAATGTGGTGCTGATCCACAGAGGTCCGGCGGCAGGGGGACAGCGTTCACCTCGATATCGATGATGTCGTCATCGGAGGGGATGAACTCGGCCATGCGTGAGTAGATCTCCGCTGGCAGGTCGTTGAGGTCGGTGTCGGATCGGATGATGAGCTTGGCGGAGATTTCTAGGTAAAACGCCCGCATGGGCTGGCCGCCGCTTGGCCAACGGTAGCGACGGGAACAGTGACAGGCACTGTGACGGATTGTGAACGGGCTGCCCGATCAGCGCAGTGTGCCCCGTTGGCGGGGTATAGTTAGTTCATCAACCGCACCGGACCGATGTTCACTCCCCTCTCGCTGCTCCCTGCCTCCCCCACCAACATGGCGGTGCGTTGCCAGTCCTCCTGCATCGCTTCTGTCGGTGCCGACATGGACGCCTACAGCCGCTGGTGCGCAAACCTCGACCGCTGGATGGCTCATCCTCAGTTCGACATGGCCGAGTTCAATCGGCTCTGCTCCGTTTACGGACTGGGTTGATCCGGCGGCCCTACTCTCCACCCATGCAATACATCCTCCGCATCGGCCCGTGGCACGTCGGGCCGTTCCCCACCCACATCGGCGCGCAGCACTTCGCTGAAAGCCACGGCTGCGACGACTACACTCTGATACCGCTCGATGATCCGGCTGAGGCACCGGGTCGCATCCACCGGATGCGTATGGCACCGCTGAAGCATCCGATGCGCAAATAAAAGCCCCGGCTGACTAGACCGGGGCCGCGTTCTCACCGGATTTCTCCTCCGTCAGGTTAGCCCTTGCTAGCGGTCACTGCCAAGTCGCCGTTGTAACGGCCAGTCACCGCATAACTGCGGCCGGGGATGCCTTCCATCTTGTGGAACACCATCTGGCCGATCTTCATGCCGGGCCAGATTGCCACCGGGTGCATTCGGCGTGCGTTGCTCAGCTCTAGCGTCAGCCGGCTGCCATGCCACCCTGGATCACAAAATCCGGCCAGCAGGTGCTCGATGCCCTCGCGTGCGCGGCTTGACTTGAGCACAAACTGTGCAGCGATGCAGTCCGGCAGGTTGAAGATCTCGCGTGTTTCCGCTAGGCAAAACTCACCCGGCTGCAGCAGGTACGGATCATCTGCGGTGTGGCCGCTGATGCCGTGGATCTGCAGCTGCGGGGTCTCGGCCACCTCGATCATGATGCGATCGCCCAGCAGCACATCGATGCTGGCGGGGTTGACCAGATCAGGATCAAACGGCACCACCATGGCGTGACGCTTGCACAGGTCGTGAATCTCGTAGTCAGGCAAAGGAGACATCAGGCCTTGCTCCAAGTCACGCCACGCACGATCTGATCGATGGTGCCGAAGCTAACGCCAAGATCTGCTGCCATGTTCTTTGCCGAGCAGCCCCTGCGCGCTTTTGCCTTGTAAAGGGCGCGGATGCAGACTACCTGCTCCTCGGTCAGTTTTGCTCGCCCATTGCTTGAGCCTGTCTTCGCCTGTTCTTTTGTCGTCTGCCATTGGCAGTTGCCAGGCTCGTAATTTCCTTGGTCGCCAAGTCGCCCCAAGGTCGTGCCGGCAGGGCGATCGCCCATGTCTGCCAAGAAATGAGAGAACAGCATCCAACACTCACACACTTTTACGCCAGCGCCGCCGTAGTGAAGCCAGCGCTTTGAGCTGGGGTTCAGACATCTTGCCTTCATGCTCATCCATGAGCGATAGGTTGGCGAATAACCTTTGGCAGCGTGGCCGTGTCGTTCTTGCGGTGGCACTTAGTTAATCAATACACCCAGCGCACCCTAGGGCTGCCCTTGCGGATGCCGCAATGCACGAAACCTTTAGGTGCGCCGTATCCCAGTGAATAGGGCCAGTTCTTGTCGCACCAGTCCTGCACGGCATTGATGTCGGCGCCATCAACGTAGAAGTCCACCGCACCCACGCCAATGCCGGCATAAAGGTGCTCTGAGCTGCTGGCGCCACCGACCAGCTTGTTGATCGCTGCTGGCCGATAGCCCGAGGTGATCACCACCGGCCGACCACCGAACTGCGCGCGCACCTTCTCCAAAAACTGCGCCAGCTTCAGCGCTGTATCGCACTGGTGCTGATGATCGAAGCGCCGAGCCTCTTGGTTAAGCGCGAACTCGCCGTAAGTGATGTGTGGGGTGATCTTGAAGCTGAAGGGCGACTCTGGCGTGAACATCGCTGAGATCGGCCCAGTGGTCTGCCGCTCACGGCCCCATAGGTCACCTTCTGCAATCCGGCGCCGCTTGAGGCCGGCCTCAAATGCAGTGCCGGGGTTGCGGTACAGGAGCATGGCATCAGGCACGCCTGCCCAGTCCTTCTCGCGCAACCGCTTGCTGATCGTCTCGAATCCTTTGCCGCCGTAGAACCCTGAGCCGAGGTTATAGGCGAAGCTGATCAGCGCCGATTTCTGCGCATCGGTCATCTCTACCCAGAAGGGGATGGTGGCGCGCAGCTTGGCGGCGATGCGATCGACTTCCTGCCGCAGCAGCATGTCGGCTTCAACCCGGTTGATCTTGTCGCCAGACTGCACGGGCCGGCCGTCGCCATAGCGCGTTGTTCCCCAGCCGATTGTCCACACACCGGCTGGGCACTTGTAGGCATCGAGGTGGCAGCCCTCAAAATCTTGGATCAGCTTGAGTGCCTGGCCAAGGTCAGCCTGCTTGCCGTCTTGGCTCCAAGTGTTGAACCATGCGCGATCACGGCGCATCGCTGCGGCGTAGCCGTTGACCGCTAGATCCTGCTCTAGCTGCTGGATGGCAGCAGCCTGATGCGGCAGCCCGCGATAGTACCGAAACAGCTGCTCCAGCGTGATCGGCGCAGGGTTGGCCATGATCAGCCTTTGCGCTTTGGGAAGGCCATCCGAGCAGCAGTCAGCAGCAGCTGGATCCAGCTGTTGGACTTGAGAGGCGTCAGGGCAATGATCTCGCTGCCGGCCGCGATCACGATGGCGATCACGGCAATGGTTTCGGGGTTCATGGCATCCATGCTTGTTCCCTCAGGTTAGTTCTGCATTTCAAGCGCACGCACGCGCTTGTCGAGATCTGCCAATTCTGAGCGCGCGTCAGTCTTCAGCTCCTCGACTGACTTGGCCATTTGCACGAGTGTCGCCTCGATGCGTGCGGACTGCACCTGCATCGAGATGAGAAGCGCCCCGATGGCTACCAGGCCAGCAGCGATCGCAGCGGGAAGGGACGCTGCAAAGACACCGGCGATGGATTTGGGATCGTCCGACATCGGGGCGCCCAGTCTCGACCACATCGTAACGGCCGAACGTGGCCACACCCTTGCGGTATCGGCAAGCGTGAGTTAGCGGCCTTGTCCCCGCAAAGGCTTGCGGCCTCTGCGACGTGGCCGCGAATGTTGGCCGAATCCTTGGCGTGTGGTCTTAGGTGGGCCTGGTTGGTGATCGATCCGTGCGGTGCCCGTTTTGCTGCGAACAGCCATCAGACGGCGCCCCCGCTGGCGATGGCATCCTCAGGGATGGCGATCACATCACCCTCAGCTGGTGCTGGTGCAGGCTGGCTGGGATCTGCCGGCCATGCGGGGTAGTCGGCGCCGGTGATGTAAGCGGCCAGCTCCTCGGTGGTGGTGGTGGCCTCGATGGCGTCGATCTTGACGCCGGTTGCGGTGCGGATCGACTCACGCCATGTGCGCCATTCAGTGGGCACAGGTGTGGCGTTGTCGGTTTCGCGGATCACCAGCCAGTCGCTTGGGGCGAGCAGTGTGCCGGCGGTGGTGCGTGTCTGCTGGCTCCACTGCTCCACCAGCTGGGTGTGATCCTTGGGGTTGTTCGGCCCCCAGTAGAAGCGCTGATCGTATGGCGCAGGATCTGGCACTTCAGAGATGCCGATTGCTGCACGCTCCTCGAAGGTGGACAGGCGCAACCAGTTGGCGGGGTACTGGATGTCGTTGAGCGTGAACGCCACGTCCGGTGAGATGGGGCGGCCGTCGGGGAGGATGAACATGGCGATCAGGTCCGTGGTTGAAGGTTAGCGGGCTCGGGAATACTGGAAGGGCGACTCCGCGAAGGCGGCGTAAATCATCGTATTCCCGGATTTGTTTATATCAGTGCCTGTGGTTGTTCGAACTTTAAAGCCGTTCGACAGTATGTCCACTTGCCATGCGTCTACTTCTGCATCAGCTTTATTCGCGCCCAGATAAACAGTGGCTGCGTTAGATGCAGACCTCGCAGTATCCCTGATAACCCAGCTATGGGATTGGTAAAGAGACCCATTATCATAAGGGTCTATCGTATTTTTAATCATCAACCACCTCGGCCTAAACCCGGTATAAACAAACGGCCCATCCGCGCTGCCGTTGCCGGTGTAGCTGCCGAAGGCGCTGTAGCCCGCGACTGGGGC